GAACATGCAAGACATGATCGACAACTGCCTGCAGTTTCATGCGCAGTACCTCGGGCAAAATGAAGCCGCTGGTAGCAGCCGCGTCAACCGTGACTTTATGGGCACCAGGCTCGACCCGCAGGAGATCAACAGCCTGCTGCAGCTTTACACTGCAGGGACCATCACCCAAGAAACCTTGCTACAGCAATTGTCTGACGGCGAGGTGCTAGGCGATGACTTTGACGTTGAGGAGGAACTAGATGCCACAGCAAACGCGGGAATGGATCTACGACCTGCTGGACCGCCTAATCAGTTGGCTAATCGACGTGGCAGTGATGATCGAACCGCAGAAGCCGAGACAGCAGGAGCTTGACTATCACGTCAGCGCATTGCCGGAGGAGATCTTGGCAATCGTGCGCGTTACTTGGTATGTAGACGGCAAGCCCGATGAAGTAGACCAGATGGTGCTGATGGAAGATGGGCAAAATGGCTATGACGCATTTGCTGCGGTGGTAACCAGTGCATTGCAGCGCGGCGCTAATGTAAGCATCCGGTCAGGGTATGCCGCCAAGGATCTAGGCATTGAGCCATGAGCACACCAGAGTCGCTATATCGCAATGCAATAGACCTTAACCGCTATAGCAATAGCGTGGCGCGGCGTGTCATTAATGCATATAACGACATCATCATTGATAGCGTCAACCAGCTACGCACCATTGATGATCTAGCCGCACCAGTTAAGGCTGCTAGGTTGCGCGGCATATTGGCACAACTTAAGGAGTCGCTAGCCGGGTGGGCAGGTGACGCAACCGAGCTAACCGCAACTGAGCTGCAAGGCTTAGCGGAGCTGCAATCTGAGTTTGTCACTGAAGAACTGCGCAAGGCGCTACCTGCCGGCAGCCGTGATGCAGTGCGCACCGTTGAGATCAGCCCGCAGTTTGCGCAGTCGGTGGTCACCACTGACCCGACACAGCTCAACGTAGTGGCGCTGAGCGATGACCTGTTTGCAGCAGTAGAAGGCGCGGAAGCATTAGCACGTCAAGCTGGCACTGGTGTGTTTAACTTGACCGCTGCCAAGGGTGCCACTATCACGCTGCCCAATGGTGAGGTCATCACCAAGGCATTTCGCGGTCTTGCCGTAGACCAAGCCGAGCGGTTTAGCCAGGTGGTGCGGCAGGGGCTGCTGACAGGTGAAACCACACCCGACATCGCTAAGCGGTTGATTGGCAACTTGCAATTTGGCGAGGAAGCAAAGACCGTTCGGCAACTGGTAGCAGCAGGCGGGCAAGCGACAGCCGTAGCTGACAATCAGATCATCACGCTAGTTCGCACCAGCATCAACCAAGTAGCCAATACCGCCAGCCAGCAGGTATATGAAGCCAACCAAGACATCACCAAGAAGTACCGCTACGTCGCCACGCTTGACACTAGGACCAGTGCTAGGTGCGCTGCATTGGATGGCCGTGAGTTTGAGTATGGCAAAGGTCCGATGCCGCCGCAGCACTTCAACTGCCGCTCGACAACAGTGCCGATTATCGACCCAGACATCCTGCCGCCATCAACTACGGCAACACGGGCCAGCAAGGATGGCCAGGTGCCAATCAATCAAAGCTATGGCGAGTGGTTAGCAAAGCAACCACGCAGCGTGCAAGCTGATGCGCTAGGCCCTGGCAAGGTTGCATACTTCAACAAACTGGCCGATAAGTACGGCGCCAAGGATGCAATGGCCAAGCTGGTTCGGGACGATGGCTCTGAGCTAACCTTGGAGCAATTACGCAAACGCTATGGACCTGTAAAAACCAAACAACCCAATCCGCCTAGTTCTACAAACAAGCAACCGCAAGATCCAACACCAAAATTAAAACGACAAGCTCAACCAGTAGCAAGGATTGAACCAACGCCTGAATGGCGCATTAAAGGGCAACAAATGGATAATGCGGGAGCTGCAATAATCAAGCAATATGGGCAGGGGATGGATGGCGGCCGAGCTGTTGTGGAAAGATATAAACGCGTGCTGCCACAACTATTGGCACGGAAAAAACAAGTGCTTGCCGATACTACTATGAGCTTGCGAGAGCGGAATGCATTGCTTAAAAAAATTGAATCTACATTAACGGGTTCGTATGTGCGAGCGCAACGCGGGCAGCAGTCAATGGTTAGCGCATCTAAGAAAATAAAAGCGTCAATGATTCGCCGAGGGTTAAGCAAAGCAGAAGCGGATTTGCTTACCGCTAATAATTCAAACCTAACATTTTTGGATAATGGCAACAGTTTAATTGAAGCGGCCAAAAATAAAAAACGAATGCTTGCTGATGCGCAAGAATATGCGCGTATGTTCAAAGGCGAAGGACTGAAGCCTAGCCAAGGAACACAATGGGCACCTGCTGTAAAACTAATTCAACAAGATATTGGCGATGTTCGTGGGTTTAACGTTGTAGGCGAAGGATTAGTCCACATACCAATTGGGGAACGAGGTAAAGCTGTATTGTTTCATGAAATTGGTCATACTGTAGAGGCACAGCGCCCATGGCTAGGGCGATGGGCTAGGGAATGGTCTAAAAACAAAGCGTATTCAGCGAATCATCCTAGCTTGCAAAAACAAGTTGTTGAAAATATGCTAGAAGGAAAGCCAAGATACAAGCTCAATGACATGGTGCCATTTGGCGGATATCAAGCTCAAGAAACTGCTTGGGCCGATAATTACTTGTCACCGTACATGGGCAAACAATACACAAATGATAAAGGATATATATCTACTGAAGTCTGGACAATGGCTATGGAGCAATTTGCTACTCCCGATAGCATGGCGGGCCTTTACCAAAAGCACCCTGATTTATTCCGAGCAGTAGTTGGTTTTTTTGATGTACTGCCTTAAGGAGTAGCATTTGCTGGAATTGCCGGCAATGGAGGCAGAATTTTGAGCAACCTTTCGCCTTCTTCCTTGCTTAACTCCATTCCAATAGCTTCTATCACGTCTCGTAATGAGCAATCTTCGGGGAATAGCAAATGACCATCAACGCCAATAGGTGGTCGAATCCTAAACATTTGCCACCATCTTTTCGCATTAGCGCCTTGACCGGCCACCAGCTCAAGCTCTCGTCCTAAGTGAGACAGCTTTACAGGGCCCTCTTCCGTTTGAACCGTAATCTCAGGCATGAAGCTATGATACCATGGCGCCGCTGCAAGACAAATATGGACCTGCCTAGCCTCCGGCATTTTCGCAACGAGGGACTGTTTACGGTCAGCTCTGATCCTGTTGAGGCATTAGCAGGTGAGGCGTGGGTGCCGGCGATCTACACCGACAAGGGCTGGGCAACAGCAGATGGCGCTAGCCTGCTACTAGGCATTGAGGAATGGCGTCATGCCACTAAAGAAACCAGGCCTGTACGCCAACATCAACGCAAAGCGCGAGCGCATTGAAGCTGGCAGCAAGGAGCGCATGGCGCGCAAGGGTGAAGCCGGTAGGCCATCTACTGCTGCATTCAAGGCTGCGGCTAAGACTGCCAAGAAGCCTAAGCACAAGAAGAAGTGATCACCTATCGCGGCGAGCAGTTTGAGGGTTACAACAAACCCAAGCGCACACCCGGCAACCCAAACAAATCTCATGCGGTACTTGCCAAAGACGGCGATACCATCAAGCTGATTAGGTTTGGTCAGCAGGGCGTATCAGGCTCACCAGCACGAACAGGAGAATCAGCAGCAGACAAGGCCAGAAGGGCATCATTCAAGGCCAGACACGCTAGCAACATCGCCAAAGGTAAGCTAAGCGCTGCTTACTGGGCGGATAAGGTAAAGTGGTGAGGCAAATAAACCCTGTGGGTTATTCATGTCTGAAGAGCAAACTGCTCCTGTGGAGCAAAACGCTGAAGTATCACGGTTGCAAGTTGAGCTAGAAGCGATGCGACGCAAAAACGCTGAGCTGATAGACGAGTACAAGAAAGCCAAGCAACAGGGGAAGGCGGTTCCAGATGGAGTCAACATTGATGAGCTACTTGAGTTCAAGCGACGCGCTGAGCAATCTGAACTTGAATCACAAGGTAAGTACTCCGAAGCAAGACAAGCTTTGGAGCAGCAGTACCGTGAGGCGACGGCGCAAAAGGACCAGCGCATCACAGAACTTGAAGTCCGCGTCCGTGAACTTGAACTTGTCACGCCAGCAGTAACCGCACTAGCCGATCTAGTGCATGACCCCGACATGGTGCTCAAGACCAAGCTGAGCAGTGATCAGATCGAGCGTGATCCTGATGGCACCGTGGTAGTGGTCGATGGCTACCAGCGCACACCCGTAAGCGAATGGGCTAAGTCGTTGCCGGCATGGATGCAGAAGCAACCCAAGCCACAAGGCAGCGGCGCACCATCAGGGCGCAGCAGTGGTGAGATGCCGCTGGGCGTCAAGAACCCATTTGCGCAGGAGTCGTTTAATCTCACCGAGCAATCACGACTGTTTCGTACAGACCGTGATATGTACGAACGATTGAAAACTGCTGCAGCACGCTAAGCTATCTGCAACCGGCTGTGCTGGTGCATCGGGCTGTGCCCACACCGTAAACCATTTCCCCGAGATGAATCATGGCGACTCTTCGCTCTGACATCATCATCCCAGAAATCTTCACCCCCTACGTTCTTGAACAGACCACCCTTCGTGATGCCTTCTTGGCATCGGGTGTTGTTCAACCAATGGCGGAGTTGAATGCTACTGAGGGTGGTGACTACATTAATGTCCCGTTCTTCAAAGCCAACCTGTCTGGTGACTTTGAAGTGCTGACCGACAGCACCTCATTGACACCCGGCAAGATCACTGCTGACAAGCAGGTTGGCGTTATCCTGCACCGTGGCCGTGCCTTTGAGTCACGCGACCTTGCAGCTCTTGCTGCTGGCGCTGACCCCATGGCCGCTATCGGCGCCAAGATCGCTGATTACGTTGCCAACCAGCGTCAGAAGGATTTGCTGTCATGCCTCGCTGGTATCTTCGGCACCCTCGGCACCACTAGCTCATCTGCTGCTTTCTTTGGTCTAACCATCGACGGCGAATCTGGCGACACTCCAGTTGTGCTTAGCCCGCGTCATGTTGCGGAAGCCCGCAGCCTGCTGGGTGATCAAGGTGACAAGCTGGCTGCTGTTGCAATGCACTCCAAGGTCTACTACGACTTGGTAGAGCGCAAGGCGATTGATTATGTCAGCACCCTTGATGCACGCGGCACTACTACCACCCAATCTGGCGGCAGCTTGGTTGGCGCTTACGGCGGTGACAACTCAGTTCCCGTGTATATGGGATTGAGGGTAATTGTTTCGGATGATGTGCAAACTGAAGGCAGCGGCAGCTCCACCGAGTATGCCACTTACTTCTTCACCCAAGGCGCTATTGCCTCTGGTGAGCAGATGGGGATGCAGACTGAAACCGACCGTGACATCCTCGCCAAGAGTGATGCCATGTCGATCGACCTGCACTATTGCTACCACCCCGTTGGTAGCAAGTGGACCGTTGGCACTCCTAACCCGACTCGCGCCGCACTGGCAACAGTTGGTAACTGGTCGAAGGTGTACGAACTCAAGAACCTTGGGATCGTGCGGGCTACAAACACCTCTAACTTCGATTGAGGTAACTAATCATGGCTTCTATCTTTGAAACCGTAGCCGGCAATGCGATCGGCTACCCAGTTGGGCTTGGTGGCGCTGTCACCCAAGCAACTAGCAAAAGCACTGGTGTAACCCTGAACTTCCCTTCAGGATCAATCACCATGAACGCTGCTGCTTTGGCTGATGCTACAAACGTTTCTTTCACCGTCACAAACAGCTCTATAGCTGCAACCGATGTTGTGATCGTTAACCATGCGTCAGCCGGCACTGCTGGCGCGTATTCCGTTCTGGCCAATGCGGTCGCGGCGGGATCGTTTGCAGTCACAGTGCGCAACGTATCTGGTGGCTCGCTAAGCCAAGCAATTGTGCTTAGCTTTGCAGTCATCAAGGGCGCTGCTAGCTAATGGGGCTGTTCGCCTTCCGGCGACTGCGTGATCGGGAGGCTGCTTCTACGGAAGTGGCCTCTCTTTCTATTGCAGAGCCTAAACTAATACCAACGGAACCGGACAATGGCAGTAGTAATCGTGGCCACAGCAGGGGCCTCAAACGCAAACTCGTACCTGACGCTAGCGGACGCGCAAGCGATAGTTGATGGCTTTGTCGAGGACGCTGATGTACAGCATTGGAATACCGGCAACACCGACAGCCGCAACCGTGCATTGTTTACGGCAACGCAACGCCTAGACCGCGAACGGTTTTTAGGCGCTAGGGCTGCTGATACGCAATCATTGCAGTGGCCGCGTACTGGCGTGCGCAAGCCTGACACCTACATCAATACCTATGCAGTTGGCTTTCCATTTCGCATCAGTACTGACTATTTCACCGATACCGAGATCCCAACGCAGATCCAGTACGCGCAAACCGTGCTGGCGGTGTTCCTGCATAACAACACTGATGCGCTAGGGCTAAGCGGATTGGAGGATTACAAGAATGTCAAGATCGGCAGCCTTGACGTAACGCCTAACGTTGGCTATGGCGCTGTTGGCGCTGATAAGGTGCCACCGCTGATGGAGCGTTACCTGACAGGGCTTAGAATAAGTGGACCAGGTAACTTCGCAATTCGCCGGTCATGATGATTTCCATTGGCGGTGGTGATGCAGTAACCCGTGAGGGGCTTGAAATCCCAACGCATGACTACATTGAAAACACCTATGATGCCAGCAATAACCTGCTGACTGCAATTTATAAGCGTGGCGGAGCTAGCGGCAGAACCGTTGCAACTCTTACATTGACTTACGATGTAAACAACAACCTTCTTACCGTCACCAGAAGTTGAGCCATGATACGGATCGACATTGCCAAGGGCGCCATACTCCAAGGTGTTGATCTGTTAAAGCTTTGGGGCAATGATCTGCTGATGTTGAACTTAAGCGGCAAGTTGCGATTAGCTCCAGTGCTTAATGCAGCAGCAGCAGCAGCGTTTGAGTTTATTGCAGCAGAAAATGATGATTTGCTGTTGTATGAAGATGGCGACAACATTAAGTCGGAAGGCGCACCATGACACTATCCGGCCCGCTGCGCAAGGTTGCGTCAAAGTTGATGGCAAAGTTTGGTGGTGAGGCAACCATCCGCCGAATAACGCTTGGCGCTTATAACACCACAACTGGCACTGCTGCTGAAACCACCAGCGACACCGCATTGCGTGGCGTGCTGGAGGACGTGCGCCGCAGCGAGGTTAATGACCTGATCCAGGCTGGCGACAAGCGATTCATCATTGCAGCAGCAGATACCGCAGCAGTGCCAACCACTGCTGATCGTGTCATCATCAGCAACCGCACGTTGCAAGTGATTGAGGTGCGCACTATTGAGCAGGACAATGAGCCGATCACCTATGAGCTGATCCTGAGGGACTGATGGCACGCACTATTCGCGTTGGTGATATTGGCGACTATTGCAACCAACAGATGGAAAAGCTGCTGCGTGCAGCGGTGCTGGAAACTGACAGCCTGCTAAAGCAAGCCAGCCCAGTTGATACCGGTAGGTTTCGCGCTAGCTGGCAGGTCGGCGAGAATGCAGCCGGGTCGTACGATGCAGGCCCGCAGCAATCACCAAGTAATCTTGGCCGCGACAAAACCAGCCCACCTGCGGGACCAATGTTTCCGCTGCGCAAGATGAACTACCAGCAAGAGCGCATCGGCAACGTCTACTCAGTCCACAACAACCTGCCATATGCGGAGCCGCTAGCTAGGGGCAGCAGCAAGCAAGCGCCTGGCGGCTGGGTGCAAGGCGCCGCCAAGGACGTGCAAGGCCGCGTCAGAATTGCAGCAGCACGCATCGGCAGGGAATCATGAGCAGCACCTACAACGATGTCCGCGCTGCTATTGAAGGGCGCATTGCGACTGAGCTGGCGGTAGCGCCTGTGTACCCAGTCAGCTATCAGAACGTACCATTTACGCCACCTAACAACACGCCATGGCTGCAGGCGTTCATACGGTTTGGCGACAACAGCTACGCCACACTCACCAGCTTCAACCGGCAGAACGGCACGCTGGTAGTCAATGTCTTCACCCCTATCGGCGCTGGCACGGCTGCTAATTTCACGATTGCCGAGCGTGTCAAGGATTTATTTGACCGCGCCAAGTTCAGCAGCATCATCTTCGATCCGGCATCAGGCCCAGCACAGGTAACACCAGCAGCACCGCAGCCTTATTACCAAACGCAACTTACGGCTACGTTTGAAGCGTACCTAGACTAGGTACACTGTCACTAGCCACTACCGCTCACAACAATGGCCGTCACTGTCTTGTCCGGTACGTCCGGCGCTCTCTACTACAAGCCTGCCGGCACCAACGGCAACTTCCCTGAAACGGGCGTGAATATCAGCACCGATGTCATCACTGTTGCCGCTTACCTGAACTTCAAGGTTGGCGACCCCGTTAAGTTTCGCGTAATCGACAGCCAAACTGGCGCTGCCGGTACCGGCACGTTGCCTGCACCCATCTCGGCTGCCACCACCTATTACGTCCTCAGCTACACCGCCTCCACTGGTGCATTGACAGTTTCAGCCACTGCAGGTGGCACTATCCTTGCCATCACTGATGATGGCACTGCTGTAGCACCCAACGAGTTTGAGGTGTATTACGCCGACTACGCCGCCGTCGGGCAGGTGCAGTCATGGAGCTTCGAGATCAGCCGCGCTGAGATTGACGTAACCACCATCGGTCAAGCTGTTGGGCAGTATGCGCCATTCCGCGCTTACATCCCTGGCTTTGCTGATGGCAGCGGTACCGCTAGCGTTTACGTCACCAACGAGGACTCAGCACTCTCCAACCGAATGGTGGAAGACGTGCTGCAGCGCCAGCAGGTTGGTTGCGGCTTCAAGCTGTACACCGATAAGGGCACCACTGAAGCACTTAGCCGCAGCATCGCCATGGATGCAGTGCTGCTGACCGCTAGCATCAACATCAACCCAGACGATGCCCAGATGGTGGAAATCACCTTCCGGCCAAGCGGTACTCCTACATTTGACTTCAGCACCAGTGCCTGATCGGTTACCACATGTGCCTCCAGCTTGCGCTGGGGGCTTTTTCATGCTTAAAGTGATAGCGAATCACTGATATTTATGGCAACCACGTCTGCGCTGTCACGCCTCAAGCAAGCTGCTAACCTGACGCCCGTTAAGCGTACGGTCAAATTAAACGATGGCACTGATTTTGAGTTTTACTCAGCACCTCTGACCATGGCAGAGCGCGAGCGTGCGCAAAAGATGCCAGGTGGCGATGACCCCAACGGATTTGCGCTTAACCTGCTGATCACCAAAGCAGTAGATGATGCGGGGCAACGGTTGTTTGCTGCTGGCGAGATCGCTGAGCTGAAGAACGAGGTAATGGATGCTGACCTGCAGCAACTGATGCTTGCGATTATCACCAACCCTGAAGAGGTAGAGGTAGACATGAAAAGCATTAAAGGCTGAGCTAAAGAAAGACAACCTACTATTGCTCCAACTTGGCATTGCTAAAGAGCTGGGCTACTCGTTAGTCCGGCTCAACCAAGAGGTAACAATGGAAGAGCTGCTTTTGTGGAGCTGTTATTTTGACCTGCAAAACGAAGAGCAGGAGCGTAGAATGAAGCAAAGGCGTAGGTAGGCGCGTGTCGGTTGTCGCTAATGTCGCCATTAATGTTGACAGCAGCGGTGCTGTTAGCAAGCTGCGGCAGGTGCAGACGCAGGCGCAATCGACGCAGCGGGCATTTGGTGCGCTGCAGTCAGCTATAGCTGGCCTTGGGGTCGCCAGCATTGCCGCGCAAACATTAAAAGCCGCTGCATCTTTTAATGATTTGCAAACTCGATTAAAGCTGCTGACTAGCGAATATGGAGAATATACGCAAGCCCAGCAATTTGCAGCAAAAGCAGCTAAACAATTCGGCCTAAGCAATCGCGAAGCGGCGACAGGCGTTGCTGATATTTATGGAAGACTAAGGCCGCTTGGCGTTTCACTTAAAGATATTCAATCTACATTTAACGGCTTCAATACAATTGCTCGATTGTCTGGCGTTAGTGCTGAAGGCGCGTCAGCAGCATTTCTGCAATTAGGCCAAGCACTTGGGTCAGGCCGTCTGCAGGGCGACGAATTTAGGAGCATTGCAGAACAAGTTCCAGGCCTACTTGTTGCTGTTAGCAAAGAGACAGGCATTGCAGCCAAAGATCTTAAGCAGTTTGCTTCAGATGGTAAATTAAGTGCCGACATTGTTATTAATGCACTCAAGCGCATCGAATCAGAAGGCGCAGGCAAAATCGCCGCATTGGTGCAAAATTCCGACACTCAAAAATTCAAAGATCTGCAAAACGCCGTTGATGATTTAAGCGTTGCGGTCGGCAATGAATTGTTGCCAGTAGTCACGCCTTTAATTAAAGATCTTACATCATTAGTTGGCACGATAGCAGCATTGCCAGATCCGGTCAAAAATGCAACAGGCGAAACTGTTAAGCTAATTGCGCAATTCTTGCTGCTGCAAAAAGCAATTCAAATCACGATTGGATTGCAAGCAGCACTAGCTGCTTTAACAATACAATCAAGCAAGCTAAGCGTTGCTACAACAGCAGGATCATCAGCATGGGCGTTATACGCAAATAATGCGGCAGCATTAGCGCCAAAGGTTGCAGGCGTAAGTGCTGTATTTGGCAATCTTAAGTTGGCAATGCTCGCCATTCCAGGCGCCGGATGGACTGCTGCAGCAATTATCGGGCTTGGACTTCTTAGTAAAGCTGTATACGACACCAATAGAACATTCCGAAACTTTGTAAATAACATCGGCGGAGTTGTAGCCAGCGATTTTAAGAGCGCCGTTGAAGGCATGGCAGATGACGCAAGAAATTCTGCTGCCAATATTCAAAAAGCATATGAAAAGCTGCCGCCTGAGCTTAGCCCTATTGCTAAATTTATAAGAGAATTATTTCAAGGCGCATTTAAGGACACATCAAATGCAGCAGAAACAAGTGCTGCTGTATCTAGCAATGCGTTTAATGATTTCTTCAACGGCCTTGTATCTCAAGGTGCTGCAGGGTTTAATGGGTTAAGTGCCATTATTAACAATTGGTGGTCTAACCTGCCTGCTCCGATTCGCAATATCTTTAGCGGCAATGCTGTATCGATGCTTACTGGTGCTGCTGGTGCTGCTGGCAGCGCAGCTAGTCGAGCGCCAGCGCCAAATGCGCAAGCTACTGGAATCTACGGGAGATATGGTGCGCCTTTGCCAAAGAAAGCCAAGTCAAGGAAAACTCCAGCCGCCAATGCACTTAACATCCCAATAGGTGCAACGGTAGGCGGCACCACTGCTACAGGCCCTACTGGCGGCAAGCCAAAGGCCGCCAGCGATGAAGCCGCAAATGCTGCCAAGCGGGTTGCTGAGCAGATCAGAGCATCGCAAGTGCAGCTAACGCTAGCGCAAGATATTTTTGCTATTGAAGGCAGATTGCAACAGGCTCAATTAGCGGGTAACGATCAGCTAGTGCTTGCGCGTAATGCACAAAAAGAGCTAGCGCAGATTGCATCACAACGCGCAGATATTGTCGCCAACAAAGAAATGCCAGCACTAGAAAAGAAAAATGTATTAAACAAGCTTGCTATTGATGCTGCAATAGTATCAGGTAAGTTAGGATTTGATCTTGCAGGCTTGGAGCAGCAGCGAGCGAAAGACCATCAAGCTATTTTACAAAACGCACGGCTTGAATTTGCATTAGCAAAAGAAAAAGATCCGCTTAAGCGCGCCGAGATGCAAATTGAGGATCAGCTAGTATCGGAGCAAATTAAAAAACTAAACCTTACAGAAGAGCAGATCAATCAAATCAGGCAACTGTTGTTTGAAACTGAAAAGCTAAAGAACGCAACAGTTGAAAACAATCAACTATTTACTGATATGGCATCGGCAACAGCAGGTGCATTTGGCAGTGCCATTGATTCAATGATTGATGGCACTGAAAGCTTAGGAGTTTCATTGCGCAAGATTGGCGCCGACCTGCTCAAGACAATTGCCAAGATGTTAATAATGCAAGCTATCGCAGAAGCGTTGGGCGCTTTAGGTGGCACTGATGGCAAGGGCGTGTTTTCGTTCCTAGCAAAAGCATTTGGCAAAAATGCCAACGGCAACGCATACGGAGCCAACGGCATCATCCCCTTTGCCAAGGGCGGCATCGTCAACAGCCCGACGTTGTTCCCGTTTGCTAAAGGCATCGGGTTGATGGGCGAAGCTGGCCCCGAGGCAATCATGCCACTTAGCCGTGGCCCCGGCGGCAAGTTAGGCGTGACAGCATCCGGTGGTGGCGGCGGCGGCGTCAACGTGGTCGTGAACGTAGACGCCAGCGGTAGTAAGGTAGAAGGCGATGAACAAGAAGGCAAGCAGCTCGGTCGATTGATCGCTGCTGCTATCCAGCAAGAGCTGGTCAAACAGAAACGCCCTGGAGGACTGCTCACATAATGGCTACTTTCCCTGAATACGAGCCGACCTACTCGGCCACTAAAAGCAGTCAGCCGAAGATTCGCACCGCTCAGTTTGGTGATGGCTACCAGCAGCGTGTCACCTTCGGACTCAACCAAAACCCTAAGGAATGGAACCTTAGCTTTAGCGTCAGCGACGCCGACGCCGACATCATCGAAGCATTCCTTGATGCCCGCGCCGCTGATGCCGCTAGCTTTGACTGGAGCCCACCAGGCGATGCCAACACCTACAAGTGGACTTGCCCAAGCTGGACCCGAGAGCTATTTGAGTTTCAGCGCAGCAAGGTAGACGTTACCTTCATGCAGGTATTTGAACCGTGACCGTACCAGTTAGTGCGCTGCAGGCGATTGCGCCCGGCGCAATTATCGAGCTGTTTGAGCTAGAGCTAAATGCTGCGCAGCATGGCGTAAACGAAACATACTACTTTCATGCTGGCGTCAACGCAACGGGCAACAACGGCGACATTATATGGAATAGCCAAGCGTACATGCGCTTTCCCCTTGAAGCAGAGGGGTTTGAGTACAGCGGGCAAGGGCAATTGCCACGGCCAAAGCTGCGCATTAGCAATATCTTTGGCACCATCACAGCACTAATCCTGACGCTACCAAGCGGTCTAGAAGGCGCCAAGGTGACGCGCATTCGCACCTTAGGGCGGTACCTAGACGGCGCAAACTTCCCAGACAGTGGCGACATCCTGTTAACAGAAGATAGCTTTGCATTGCTGCTGGAAGATGGCAGCTCCATATTGCTAGACCCAACCAACCCAACCGAAGATCCCACGGCAGAGTTCCCGCGGGAGATCTACTACATCGACCGCAAGGTAGTTGAAACCCGCGACGTCATCGAGTTTGAGCTCGCAGCAGTATTTGATTTAATTTCTGTGCGAGCCCCCAAGCGTCAATGCGTCAGCAACGTATGCCAGTGGAAATATCGTGGCACCGAGTGCGGCTATGCCGGTAACGCATACTTCAACACCAACAACCAGCCCGTTGCAACACTGGCTGAAGACGCCTGCGGCAAGCAGCTAAGCAGCTGTGAGCTGCGCTTTGAGCAGCAGTACCGCACTGGCTCAGTTACGCTCGGCAGCAATATCCTCACGCTTACGCAGGTCAGTTCATTCAGCGCGGGTGATCCGGTTACAGGCTTTGGCTTGCCCGCTGGCACGACCGTTGCAAGCGTGAGCGGTGCCCTGGTGACGCTGAGCCAGAACGCCACCGCCACTACAAACGTGGTGACAACTGGCACCATCCAAGGCAACTACACGCAGATTGTGGTTTCCAGTGCCACTGGCATAGCTCCTGGCATGACTGTATCAGGCAATTACTTACCAGCCGGCGCACAGGTGGTTGCGGTTTCCGGCACTACGGTTACGCTCAGCTCGCCCGCCGACTTAGATGGACTCGTTACACCAGTTGCGTCTGCAGTTGGAACAATAGGAGGAAGTCTAATAGCGTTTACGTTTGGCACTCCATTAACTGTTGGATGGTATGTAGTAGGTTCAATTATGCCGCTTTCACGAAGGTGCCAAATAATTAACGTGTTAAATCAAACACGATTTGACAGTTCCTTAAAAAAAGTTATACGCTCTACCGTCGCGACCTTGAATCAGAACGCAGGAACAAAACCTTTGTTTACTAATACCACTTGGACTTTTTACATTCCCACTGCCATCTCATCAGCCACCTATACATTTTTTGCGACTGACCAGTCCTACACATTCAGGGCCAACGCAAACCTACCGTTCGGGAGTTTTCCGGGTGTGGGCCAGTACACGGTGTAATCATGACCTGGCAAGCCACAGCCTTAGAACACGCACAAGCTGAAGACCCACGCGAGGCGTGTGGCCTGCTGGTCATCATCAAGGGCCGCAAGCGTTATGTGCCATGCCGCAACCTTGCATCCAGCCCAAATCAATTCTTCCTACTAGACCCTGCCGACTGGGCCGATGCTGAAGACCAAGGCGAGATCGTCGCCATCGTGCATAGCCATCCCGTCACGCCGCCAACGCCATCACCGGCGGACCTAGCAGCGTGCGAAACCAGCGAACTGCCGTGGCATATCGTCAATCCCAAAACCGGGCAGTGGGGCGAATGCACGCCATCGGGGTACAAGGCGCCGCTAATTGGCCGGGAGTGGGTGTGGGGCGTCCACGACTGCTGGACCTTGGCGCGGGATTGGTACGCCGAGAATGGCATCGCACTACGCGACTGGGAACGCTGCGCCAGTCCTGAGCAGTTCCAGGCGGAGCCATACTTTGACCGCTGCTGGAAGGAAACCGGCTTCCGCGAGCTAGAGGAAGACGAAGAGGTGGAGCCTGGCGATCTGTTGCTGATGGCTATCAACAGCACCGGCCTCAACCATTGCGCGGTCTACCTAGGCGATCAGATGATCCTGCATCACCTCCAGCAGCGCCTGTCATCTCGCGACCTCTACGGAGGTGGCTGGCTACTAAAATGTACTGGAAGGAGGTTGCGTCATGTTGCGTAAGATCAAGCTGTACGGCAAGCTGGCCAAGTTTGTCGGCCACCGCATCCTTGAAGCCGACGTAGCAACCGCCGCTGAAGCCGTGCGCTTCCTAGTTGCGAACTGGCCCGCACTGGAGCGCCACATGGCTGACCAGCATTATCGCGTAAGTGTCGGCACCTACGACCTTGATCTAGAAGAGCTCCACGACCCTGCCGGCCAGCAAGAAATCAAGATCGTGCCCGTGATGGCTGGCGCTGGTGGTGCAACGGGGCGGATTATTTTGGGCGCATTGCTGATCGTGGGCGCGTTTTTTACAGGTGGCGCAACTCTTGGACTACTTGGTCTTGCTGCTCCAGTAGCACTTAGCAGCGTCCTTCTCTTTGCAGGTGCAACCCTCGTTCTTGGTGGCGTCTCCCAGCTACTCACGCCCACGCCACGAATCCCCACCGGACCTGACACACAAAACGATCCGCGCAAGAGCTACAGCTTCAGCGGCATTCAAAATACGTCACGGCAAGGTGTTCCGCTGCCGATCGTCTACGGTGAAACCATCGTCGGCAGCGTGGTCATCTCCGCTGGCATCGACACCGTGCAGGTGCAGGCATGACGATCATCGGCGCAGGCGGCGGCGGCGGCAAAGGCGGCGGCGGCGCTGCTCGCACGCCAACCACTGCAACCGACAGCCTCGACTCAACTCAGTACGCCCAGGTCATCGACCTAATCAGCGAAGGCGAGATCGCTGGATTGAAAGACGGGTTCAAAAGCATCTTCCTTAATAACACCCCGCTGCAAAACCCAGACGGCACCTTCAACTTTCAAAACGTCACGATCTACACGCGCAATGGCACCCAGAATCAAGATGCCATCCCTTTTGCTGGTGTAATCGAGGATGAACGTCCGGTCAGCGTAACGGTCCGCAACGATGGTGCCGTCACTCGCACCATCACCGACTCACAAACTGAAGCAGTCCGCGTCACCATCACGGTGCCACGCCTGGAGCGCATCACCAACGAGGGCGACACCGTAGGCGAATCGGCCAGGCTGCAAATCGCCATCCAGTACAACGGTGGCGGCTTCACTACCGTCATCGACGACACCATCGCAGGGCGATCTGGCGACCTGTACCAGCGCGATTATTTAATTGGCCTAGCTGGCACGTTCCCAGTTGATGTCCGCGTTACGCGCATCACGCCAGATAGCAATGACCTGCGGCTGGCCAATGAGTTCTCTTGGTCCAGCTACACAGAAATCATCTACGCCAAGATCGCCTACCCCAACAGCGCACTGGTTGGCATCCGCATCGATGCCGAGCAGTTCAACAGCATCCCCAGCCGCAGCTATCGGGTGCGTGGCGTCAAGGTAGTTGTACCCAGCAATGCAACCGTCGATCAAACCAACGGCCGCATCACCTACGCAGGCGTCTGGAATGGCACGTTTGGCGCTGCACAATGGACTAGCGACCCAGCATGGATCTTGTGGGATCTGCTAACCAGCACTAGGTACGGATTTGGTGAGCACATCACCGCCGCAAGCCTAGATAAGTTTGCATTTTTCTCCGCGTCTCAATATGCCTCTGAGCTGGTGCTGGATGGCTTCGGCGGCTACGAGCCTCGCTTCTCCTGCAACTGCAACATCCAAACGCAGGAAGATGCGTACAAGCTGATCAACGATATGTGCAGCGTGTTCCGCGTGATGCCCTACTGGGGCCTCGGCTCGCTGACCGTTGCCCAAGATAAGCCCGTCGATCCGGCCTACCTATTCACGCTGGCGAACGTCACAGAGGAAGGTTTCAGCTACAGCAACAGCAGCCTCAAGACGCGGCCCAATGTTGCCGTAGTCAGCTACCTCGACTTGGAACTACGCGACACTGTATTTGAGGTAGTTGAAGATGCTGAAAACATCGCCAAATATGGCGTCATCAAAACTGAAATCAGCGCCTTTGCCTGCACCAGCCGCGGCCAAGCACGGCGCATTGGCGAGTGGATTATTTACTCCGAGCGCTACGAAAATGAAACCATCACATTCACAACCAGCGTTGATGCCGGTGTTGTAGTGCGGCCAGGGCAAGTAATTGAGGTAGCTGATCCAGTCAAAGCGGGCGCAAGACGCGGCGGGCGCATCTCTGCTGCAACCACAACGGCCATTACAGTTGATGACGCCACCGACCTGACGGCATCAGGCGCTCAACTGTCGGCAATCTTGCCTGACGGCAGCGTCGAGAAGCGCACGGTTTCATCCATCGCCGGCAATGTCATCACGGTATCGGCAGCATTTACCACTGCGCCAAATGTAAACAGCGTCTGGGTCTACGAAACCAGCAACATCCAACCGTCAACGTGGCGGGTGCTAGCCATCCAAGAGCAGGACGGCATTAACTACAGCGTCAGCGCACTATCGTATAACTCCAGCAAGTACGATTACATTGAGCGCGACCAGCCGCTACAGCAGCCCGACATAACAGACCTGAACATTATCCCCGAACCGCCAACCAATTTAGCCGCTACAGAATTGCTATACGACGGTGGAGGCATTGCCAAGAGCAAGCTTGTTGTTGATTGGCAGCCAGTGCTAGCAGTTAAGGACTACAAGATCCGCTGGCGGTTTGGTTCCGGCAACTGGAACATCTTCACGATTTCGCGGCTTGACTTTGAAATCCTCGACACATCCCCCGGCGTTTACACGATTGAAGTCTATTCAATTGGCGCCAACTTAAGACCATCGCTGGAACCTGCACTACTGACATTCCAAGCATTTGGCAAGACTGCGCCACCCGCAGATGTAGTAGGCGTCAGCCTGCTTGCAATTGACGAAGCAAGCGCCATCATCAGTTGGGAGCGCGCCACTGAACTTGACGTGTTGCTAGGCGGCAAGGTGCTAATCCGGCACAACGTCGCGATTGTCACCCCTGCATGGGAAGACTCACAGGATATTGTGCCAGCGGCGGCAGGCAGCCAAACGCAAAAGCAAGTGCCACTTCTTGAAGGCAGCTACCTACTGAAGTTTGAAGATGACTTTGGCAACCGTTCAATAAACGCCACTGCAGTAGTAGTAGGCCTACCTACACCCCAACCCCGGTTGTTGGTGCAATCCTTTGCTGAAGACCAAGAGGCGCCGCCGTTTAGCGGCAACGTCACGGGGATGTATTACGACCTTGAGCTAGACGGAATTGTTATTGATTCTGGCCAGCTCATAGATGACATGGCTACAGACGGTGACTTTGACGCGCTTCCGTCTATTGACGTTATCGGCGGCGTCAATCCTGCCGGTGAGTATGAGTTTGGTAGCTCATGGGATATGGGCAGTGTCTTTGACGTAAATATCAGGCGGCGTTTTGTGGCACGGCCGCTTCTGCCTGGCCAGTCATTTGACGACAACACACTGCTAATCGACGATTGGCCGGAAATTGATGAGGACAATCTTGACAGGGTAAACGCAGAGATGTATGTGCGCACTACCAATGACGACCCCGCCGGCACTCCTGTCTACGGCGACTGGAACCAGTTTGCAAATGCCATCGTGCGCGGCAGGGGCTTCCAGTTCAAAACCATTGCCACATCAAGCGATCCTTCAATAAACATCCTGATCGACGAGCTTGGCGTGGAGATGGAGCTACAGCTATACACTGAGCAATCAGCAGTGCTTACTAGCGGCGCCAGCACCTACGCCGCCACCTTTGCCAATGCCTTCTACCAGGCACCCAACATCGGCATTACGGCTAACGATATGGCCACTGGTGACTTCTTCTTGATCACCGCAGTGACACGCCTTGGCTTTACAGTAGAATTTAGGAACAGCGCCGGCACTTCTGTGAGCAGACAGTTCAGCTACACTGCCGTTGGCTACGGCAAGGAGATTTAAGCAGTGGCACAGCACGAC